GTCATATACTTAACTTCAACTTCACCTTTTGTCAAGGGATGTCCTTCTGGATAAAAATGTCCTTTTGAAGGCAAAGGTACAATTTCACTTGGAAATTTAGGCTTTTCTTTCTTTGCCATAATTTCTCCTTAATCTATATATTTTGATTCATATAAAACTATTATAAAACTTCTTTTTAATAAGTATCTACTTACAAGTAAAAACCATCAATAAATAAAAAGGGGAAGTCCACCACAAACTTCCCCCTATCCACCAATAAACTATTTTAGAATTGTAGTATAGCGTAATCGTAACGTAGACTCAATGTAATTTCGGCTGGGTCACTCGCAGACCAATCCAAATCATTGAAAGCCGCTGAAACAATGAATGCACCTTTAAGAGTCCATTCTTCTATTTTATCACCAACTGGCCCTAACATATTGATTGTGATATCCTTTTTATAGAAATCAGAATATCCATCACGTCCAGTTACAGACTCTTTGTGTAGTCTTACCCATTCCATTACAGCTTGAGCACCACTTGGTACTACAGGGTCATATAAGGTAATTTCAATTGGCTCCCACGAACCTTTACCTTTAACATATCTTTTTACATTTATATGATTAAGTTCAACTTCTTCAAACGTTATACTTGGTCTGTTTGCAGTTTTAATCAAATAAGATGGTATACCTTCAACATATAATATATAACGGTTCTTCGTTTTCGGTTCAAACGGAGTGAACATTATTTCTGAAGGGTCGAGTAATTCAGCCATTTTCTTATCTCCAAATTATTAATTAATTTTTTACTTATATATAAATATCACTAATTCATAAAAGTGATTAACCTATATCTCTATAATATCAATAATAAATATCACACAAACAAAAAACCCACCGATAGGTGGGTTTTAAGTTTAAACTGACACGTTTAATTACTCTGGAAATGTAGCTCCTGTTGGGAGTACAACGAAATCCAGAACAATAAATTCTGCAGTCCTCGTAGGTTGAATATAGATTTGTCCAACAAGACGATTTCTATCAACGACATCTGATGTGTTGTTAGTTTCGTCCATGACAACTCTAAATGCACTCAAACCACTATTAGCTTGTACTGAATCTAAGAACGGATTGACAATATTCAAGAAACGATTCCTTGTTCCAGCAGTATTCTGTTCGAACAATAGGTATCTTGAAGATGAAGCAATAAATTTCTTCAATCTAATTAACAATCTACGTACATTGACTCTATCCAATGCGGATGGTTTAGCTTGTAGTGTTTTCTGACCCCATACACAAACACCTTGACCTGGGAATGAAGCAATAGGATTAACCCTATCTTCATAAAGGTCGTCACGTTCTGCATGAGTTAGTCTGGTTTCAGCTTCGAGAACGGAAGTTAATCCACCTCTATTCAAACCAGCAGGTGCGAACCATTCGTGAGCTACTTGGTCGGTATATGCAATAACACCAGGTAGAACAACCGAAGGCGGAACCCATACTGGTAACGAAGTACCAGAATCTACAATCTTAACCCAAGGATAATATACAGCTGCATAGTTAGTATCTAATGCAGATATACGATTTGTTATAGTAGAGATACTCTCACCATGTATGGAAGCATCCATTACATAAAAAGCATCACCACGTTCTTCACACATATTCATAGCTCTTGAAGTAACTTTACTATGTAGACCATGTACAAGACCTGGTGTTACAAGTAAGTTAATATCGAACTCATCTGGGTTACTTACAGCATTAACAGCTTTCTTGTAAACTGTAGTTCCCATTGATGTAGCTGAAGAACAATCGAATCCCATAACATTAGCTGAAGTAATATTAGCTCCAGTCTTTTTCAATGTAGCTGGATTCATTCCATCAAATCCGCCTTGAAAAGGTAGTGCAAATTTACGTTGACTAATATGTGAACCAGTCAATGTAATTTTAGCAGAACCAGTAGCATATCCATTAGCAAGTGAAGCAGAATTATGACCACTCATATTCTCCAAGGACATCGTAGCGTTATTACCAGTTCCAGCACCTGTTGGTACTGGTGCTAAGTAAGAAACGTTATCGTGAGCTTTAACATTATTGTTATATGTGTAATAATAGTTAAAGTCAAATCCATAAGGAATAGTTGTATCAAATTCTTCAGTTTCACTTGTTTGTGATGTTACCAATTTAGCCGCGTCAACAATAGTAGTACCAGGTACTGTATTTGATAACGCTGAGTGGCCCATTGGAACAACAGTCTTAGGTGCAAACTCAAGGTCTGAATAATCACTAATGTAGATATGGTTAGACATATTTGGCCAATCACCATTGTAGGTAAGTTTACCATTTGTGTCTATTGTTACATATCTATCACCAATTACTCTTGGTAGGTAGTTAGTACTTGACTTATCAAAATTCAAGTTATGCCATGATTCAAGTAATGAACCATCATCTACTTTATGTACTGCAAGTGAAAATGAACCATAATCTGAACCAGCAATACTACCAGCCGCTTTCACATTAGAAATAACAACATAATTGTCATCATTTACATTAGAACCATGTGAACGAGTATTAACTTTAAATAGATTAAATCTAGCACTATTAATCATCTGTGATTGAACAGTAGGTGTCGAAGCATTACTATAGTTTGTACTTGAAAAATCTAAAGTAGCTACAGACGCAGAAATGTGTTCTGTACCTGCCCATGCAACAGTTGATTGTGCATTTTTAAAGTTTTTATATAAGTAAACTGGAACGGAAGTACCACCAGCACCCGTAGAAGTTTGTGCATCATAGCTAAATAAATTCTCTATGTAATTAGCACTACTTGTATTAAACGATACATTTACAGAATACGCAGAAACATCACTACCAGAAATTGATAGTGCTGAATCAGTTGTATTTATATCTCCACCAGTTATTGTTGTACCTGATAAATCACCTGTACCACTAACACCACCAGCGGATGGTGCGAGATAAGCAAGTGAATGTGAGACACCAGTAGCGGCGTCAGCACCAGATACGGCATATAAATGTATTACATCATTTGAATATCCGTCTTCTCCGAGAACTCTAACGATAGTAACCGTACCAGCACTCCGTAGATATTGTTCTACGGTATAAGGTGTATAAAAATCTTTCGTGACATCACCAAAAATATCCACAAACTCATTGAAATTTCGAACAATAGTCGGAACAAAAGCAGGCCCCTTAACGGTTGGCCCAATAATTGCCGCTCCTATTTCACCAATAGCTTGTGGAAGAAATGAAAGGTCTTTTTCACGAGTAAATACACCAGGACTGACGATTCTCTCTGCCATTATATTTCTCCTAATTAATTAGTTTTAATTTTACGCATGCGAATATATAACATATTCCTATATAAATAGTCTGCTTAAATCTGAAACGATTGTTAGTTACTTAATTGGTTCGGTTGGTTTATCTTGTTCTACGGGTGTAAATTTACCAGTAGTTGGGTCTAATGAACCAGGCCCATACTTTTTATTAAGTTGGTCAACAAGATTTTTTTCAGTTGCTTGAATATTAACATAATCAACTTCCATTTGAGTTTGTCTATCATCTAAAGTTTTCAATTGTTGTTCTAATAGAATCTTTTGAACTTTTAATTGTCCAAACTCAATAGTCTTATTTTGATATGCTTGTTGTAACTCTTGTAATTGTTTCATTTCCTCTGCAGAAAATTGTATCGTGTCTGCCATTTATATTCTCCTTATAACATTTAGATAACTAAATATAAATATCTTATATAACTCCTAAACGAGTTATTTATTTTCTAATTCTGTTACTCTTTCTTCTAATTCTTTAACAGCGTTAACTAATATCGGTATAACTTGTGATAAATTAAGACCTAAGAAACCTTCTCTATCAGTAAAAGTTATACCATGAGCATCTGAAGAAGTAACTTCTTGAGCGATAAATCCATAGTATGTTTTAGTATCAAGTGCATTATTTCTTGCATTACCTTCATCTGGTGTTTTCCATTTATATGTAACACCACGTAATCCTTTAATAGTATCAAGTGATTGTGATATTTCGAAAATATCTTTCTTTAGTCTTTCATCAGAAGAATGTAATTGTAATTTACCATTTTTATCCGCACCAACATCAATAGCAGCACCAGTAGATAATGTACTAACATATACACCAAGTGTAGCACTCATACTAATTTGTTGATTAGTATCATTTACTTCTATATGTGTACCATTACCATATCCTACCCAATCGTCATCACCAATGAATATAGTTCCCTCAGATTGTAATCTTGCGACCTCGTTAACATCATCAACAGATAAATAAGTACCAAGTGAGAATCCCTTTGCATCACCGATACTACCAACACCAACTGTAGATAATTCTATATTACCAACTGTATCAGACATACTAATGTATGTACTATTACCACTTCTTGCAAAATCACCAATTCTAAGTCCAGCCGAAGTGTCATAAGTAAATGTAGCTTCAGCTGTACCAGTTCCATCTCCATCCGAAGTTATAACTCTATTATTAGCATCTGTAGCTAATGATATTACACCACTTGAACCACTACTTCCACTTGTTCCACCTGCACCAGTTGAACCTGTGTTACCTTGGTCTCCTTGAGCACCAACATCACCTTGGTTACCTTGGTTACCTTGGTATCCTTGGTCTCCTTGGTCACCTTGGTCTCCTTGATGTCCTTGGTCTCCTTGATGTCCTTGGTCTCCTTGGTCTCCTTTGGCACCAGTTGAACCTGAAGAACCACTTGTTCCACTTACAGTTGTACCACTTGAACCACTACTTCCACTTGAACCACTTGTTCCAGAAGTTCCACTACTTCCACTTGAACCAGATGAACCTGAAGAACCACTTGTTCCAGAAGAACCACTACTTCCACTTGAACCACTTGTTCCAGAAGAACCACTACTTCCACTTGAACCACTTGAACCTGAACTTCCACTCGAACCACTTGAACCACTACTTCCACTTGTTCCACCTGCACCAGTAGCACCTATGTCTCCTTGGTCTCCTTTGGCACCAACATCACCTTGGTTACCTTGGTTACCTTGGTATCCTTGGTCTCCTTGGTCACCTTGGTCACCTTGATAGCCTTGGTCTCCTTGATGTCCTTGGTATCCTTGGTCTCCTTGAGCACCAGATGAACCTGAAGAACCACTTGTTCCACTATTTCCACTTGAACCAGAACTTCCACTTGTTCCACTTACAGTTGTACCACTTGAACCACTTGAACCACTTGAACCTGAAGAACCACTACTTCCACTTGTTCCACTTACGGTTACACCACTTGAACCACTTGAACCAGAACTACCAGAAGAACCAGAACTTCCACTTGTTCCACTATTTCCACTTGAACCAGATGAACCAGAACTACCAGAAGAACCTGAAGAACCACTACTTCCACTTGTTCCACTTGCACCAGTAGCACCTGTGTCTCCTTGGTCTCCTTTGGCACCAGTTGAACCAGTAGAACCTGTGTTACCTTGGTCACCTTGATAGCCTTGGTCTCCTTGATGTCCTTGGTCTCCTTGAGCACCAGTAGCACCAACATCGCCTTGGTCTCCTTGAGCACCAGTAGCACCAGTATCTCCGTCTACACCACTTGAACCACTACTTCCACTTGTTCCACTTGAACCACTCGTTCCACTACTTCCACTTGAACCAGATGAACCTGAAGAACCACTTGTTCCATCCGTTCCACTTGAACCACTCGTACCTGAGCTTCCACTTGAACCACTTGAACCACTTGTTCCATCAGTTCCAGAACTTCCACTTGTACCACTTGAACCAGAACTTCCACTTGAACCACTTGAACCAGATGAACCTGAAGAACCACTTGTTCCAGAACTTCCACTTGAACCACTTGTTCCAGAACTTCCACTTGTACCACTTGAACCTGAACTTCCACTCGAACCACTTGAACCACTTGTTCCATCAGTTCCACTTGAACCTGAAGAACCAGAAGAACCAGAAGAACCACTTGTTCCATCAGTTCCACTTGAACCACTCGTACCTGAGCTTCCACTTGTACCAGAAGAACCAGAAGAACCACTGCTTCCACTTGTTCCATCTGTACCAGAAGAACCACTTGTTCCACTTGAACCAGAAGAACCAGAAGAACCACTGCTTCCACTACTTCCACTTGTTCCATCAGTACCTGACGTTCCAGAATCACCTTTATCACCAGTTCTAGCAAAAGTAATTACAACGTCCTCTCCTCCGCTAAATGGATTAGAAGCTGATGAATCTACAGGACTTACTGTAACATCAAAGTAACCAGTAAGGTCTGATAAACTTGAAATTGTCCACAATATAAATTGAGAAGTATCAGTTTTATTTGAAATCTTTACATGACCTTTTATAGTAGATGTTGAATCATCAATAGTTTGTAAGTAAGATGATATGTCATTAGCATTCTCATCAGTATCACAAATGTATATACCCGTAGACGCATTTTGTGTAGCATTATCTAATCTTAAATCACCAGCACCTGGATTTGCGTTTGTAGTATTTGATTCAAAGGTATAGTAGAATGAAGCTCCACCGAAATTTCCGTCTACACCACTTGAACCAGATGTTCCACTTGAACCACTTGTTCCACTTGAACCAGATGTACCACTTGAACCACTTGAACCAGAAGAACCACTTGAACCACTACTTCCACTTGAACCTGATGAACCAGAAGTTCCACTTGAACCAGATGTACCACTTGAACCACTTGAACCAGAACTTCCACTTGTTCCATCAGTACCACTCGAACCACTTGTTCCAGAAGAACCACTACTTCCACTTGAACCAGATGTACCACTCGAACCACTTGTTCCAGCAACACCTGGAGCTCCTTCTAAATTTATTTCCCACGAAGTATATGTACCACTACCAGTATGAGATGTAGAATCAACACTAAAACTTCCATTACCACTATTATACGCCGTTACTTCACCAACAAATTTATTACTATTATCATACGCTATCAGTGCAGATTGACCAGTAGTCCATGATAATCCAGTACCAATTGTTATTGTTACCGAAGTTGGATGTGATGTTGGTATTGTAGTACTCGTAGAAGACGTTGTAGAGAATTTATCAGATACACCACTTGTTCCGTCTGTACCAGAACTTCCAGAAGAACCACTTGAACCAGATGAACCAGATGAACCACTTGTTCCATCCGTTCCACTTGAACCACTTGTTCCAGAAGAACCACTACTTCCACTTGAACCACTTGAACCAGATGAACCAGAAGTTCCACTACTTCCACTTGAACCACTTGTTCCATCAGTTCCAGATGTACCATCTGTACCAGAAGTTCCATCAGTACCACTTGACCCAGAAGAACCACTTGTTCCATCAGTACCACTTGTTCCACTCGAACCACTTGACCCAGAAGAACCACTTGTTCCATCAGTACCACTTGTTCCACTTGAACCAGAAGAACCACTGCTTCCACTTGTACCATCAGTTCCACTTGAACCAGAACTACCAGAAGAACCTGACGAACCACTTGTTCCATCTTCTCCTTTATCACCAGTTCTAGCGAAAGTTACGAGTATATCATCTCCATCTGCAAAAGGTGTAGCTTCATTCGAATCCACAACAGATATTGTAATATCAAAATAACCAGTTTCTTCTGATAAAGATGATATTGTAGCTAATATAAATTTACTTGTATCAAATTTTTTCGATATTTTTACATGACCTTTTATAGTACTTGTGGAATCATCTATTGTACGTAGATAACTTTGAATATCCGTACCATCTATATCATTATCATCTATATAGATTCCTGTAGCACTATTTTGTGTAGCATTATCTAATCTTAACTTACCGCTACCAGGGTCGGAATTAGTTGTAGTAGTACTAAAGTCATATAGAAAACTTGCTCCACCAAAGTTTCCATCTTGTCCACTTGAACCAGAAGAACCACTTGAACCTGACGAACCACTACTTCCACTTGTTCCATCAGTTCCACTTGAACCAGAAGAACCACTTGACCCAGATGAACCAGAAGAGCCACTTGTTCCGTCTGTACCACTTGTTCCATCAGTACCACTTGTTCCACTTGAACCACTTGAACCAGAAGAACCACTTGTTCCGTCTGTACCACTCGAACCAGATGTTCCGCTCGAACCACTTGAACCTGACGAACCAGATGTTCCATCCGTTCCACTCGAACCACTTGTTCCACTTGAACCACTTGAACCAGAAGAACCACTTGTACCACTGGAACCAGAAGAACCACTTGTTCCACTTGTTCCGTCTGTTCCACTACTTCCACTTGAACCTGACGAACCACTACTTCCACTTGTTCCATCAGTTCCAGATGTACCATCTGTACCAGAAGAACCACTACTTCCACTTGAACCACTTGAACCACTCGTTCCATCAGTTCCAGAACTTCCACTTGAACCACTTGTTCCATCAGTTCCAGATGTACCATCTGTACCACTTGAACCTGAAGAACCACTACTTCCACTTGTTCCATCAGTTCCAGATGTTCCACTACTTCCACTTGAACCACTTGAACCACTCGTTCCATCAGTTCCAGAACTTCCACTTGAACCACTTGTTCCGTCTGTACCACTTGAACCAGAAGAACCAGAACTTCCACTTGTTCCTGCAGGCCCCTCAACACCACCAAGATTAAATTCCCACGATGCATATGTACCACTACCAGTATTAGATGTAGAAGCTAATTCTATTACACCTGTACCACTATTATATGAATTTACTGTACCTTGAAATTTGTTACTATTATCTTTTGCTACAAGAGCTGTTTGACCAATCGTCCATTGTAGACCAGTTCCTATAGTTAATGTGACTGTAGTTGGGTGTGATGTTGGTATAGCCGTACTTGTTGAAGATGTAGTTTCGTACGCATCACCAGTTAATCCACTTGAACCACTTGAACCACTGCTTCCACTTGAACCTGACGAACCACTGCTTCCACTTGTACCATCTGTTCCACTTGTTCCGTCTGTTCCACTTGTTCCATCTGTTCCAGAACTTCCACTTGAGCCACTTGAACCACTTGTGCCACTTGAACCAGAAGAACCAGATGTACCATCAGTTCCACTTGTTCCATCAGTTCCACTTGTTCCATCAGTTCCACTCGAACCACTTGACCCAGAAGAACCACTTGTTCCATCTGTTCCACTTGAACCACTTGAACCACTTGAACCAGAAGAACCACTTGTTCCATCTGTTCCACTTGAACCAGAACTTCCAGAAGAACCACTTGTACCATCAGTTCCATCAGTTCCACTTGTTCCAGCGGCACCTGTATCACCTTTATCACCAGTTCTAGCAAAGGTTACAATTAAATCATCATCATTTGCGAATGGTGAAGCAGTATTACCAGATACATGAGCAACAGTAACTTGAAAATAACCAGTTTCTTCTGATAAAGCTGATATAGTAAATAATAAAAATACATCAGTATTAAATTTTTTCGATATTTTTACATGACCTTTTATAGTAGATGTACTATCATCTATTGTACGTAGATAACTTTGAATATCTGTAGAATCTTTGTCACTATCATCTATCGCGATTATGGTAGCAGAAGATTGTGTAGAATGATTAAGTCTTAACGCACCAGTTCCAGGGTCTTGCATCGTAGTAGCTGTAGCAAAATCATATTCAAATGAAGCACCACCAAAGTTTCCATCTTGTCCACTTGAACCAGAAGAACCACTTGTTCCATCAGTTCCACTTGTTCCATCAGTTCCACTACTTCCACTTGAACCTGACGAACCACTTGAACCACTTGACCCAGAAGAACCACTTGTTCCGTCTGTTCCACTTGAACCACTTGAACCACTTGAACCTGAAGAACCACTACTTCCACTTGTTCCATCTGTTCCACTTGAACCAGAAGAACCACTTGTTCCATCAGTTCCACTTGAACCTGAAGAACCAGAAGAACCAGAAGAACCACTTGTTCCATCTGTACCACTTGTTCCGTCTGTTCCAGAACTTCCACTTGAACCACTTGAACCACTTGTTCCGTCTGTACCACTTGAACCACTTGTTCCACTTGAACCTGAAGAACCAGAAGAACCACTACTTCCACTTGTTCCATCAGTTCCAGATGTACCATCGTCACCAGCTACACCTTCTAAATTTACAGACCATGACGCAATAGTACCAGTACCAGTATTAGATATACTTTCACCAACCATTACTCCAGTACCAGAATTGTAACTGGTAACATCCATTAAAAATTGTTTTGTTGCATCACCCGTTTTAGCTACAAGAGCATTTTGACCAGTACTCCAAGCTAAACCTGTACCAACCGTTATTGTTACTGTAGTTGGATGTGATGTTGGTATTGCTATACTTGTACTCGATGTTGTTACAAAAGTATCAGAAATACCACTGGTACCATCAGTTCCATCTGTTCCACTTGTTCCAGAAGAACCACTACTTCCACTTGAACCACTTGAACCTGATGAACCAGAAGTTCCACTTGACCCAGAAGAACCACTTGTTCCATCAGTTCCAGATGTACCATCCGTTCCACTTGAACCACTGGAACCAGAAGAACCACTTGTTCCAGAAGAACCACTACTTCCACTTGAACCACTTGAACCACTTGAACCTGACGTTCCATCTGTACCAGAAGTTCCATCAGTTCCACTCGAACCACTTGAACCACTTGTTCCATCAGTTCCACTCGAACCACTTGTTCCACTTGTTCCGTCTGTACCAGAACTTCCAGAAGACCCAGAAGAACCACTTGTTCCATCTACACCACTTGTTCCATCTGTACCACTTGAACCACTTGTTCCATCAGTTCCACTTGACCCAGAACTGCCAGAAGTTCCATCAATTCCACTTGAGCCTGACGAGCCAGAACTTCCACTTGTTCCGTCTGTTCCAGACGTACCATCAGTTCCAGATGTACCATCTGTACCACTTGAACCAGAAGAACCACTTGAGCCAGATGAACCTGACGAACCACTTGAACCAGAACTTCCACTTGTTCCAGATAACGCGGCTATCGCATCTTCGTCTATTTGCTTTTTTTCTAATAATGCCATATTTTATTCCAAATCTTAACTATAAATATCTAAACATTAAATTTACCATGTGCAACTATCTCATCATCTGCATCAAATTCCATCTCTAAACTACTACTATCTATGTATAACTTAAAATTTGAATCTTCTTGTCTTATTGTACAAGCATAATGTTCAATATATTGACCATTGATAAAAAATATAAAATCTTGTAAATTTGTCTGTTCCATTCCACTTGGTGCAGACGCCGTAACCGCTGTAAATGACGCGGTTGATGGAGCAGTAACCAAATTAGCTTGATATGTACCCTTTGTTCTAATATAATGAAATAAAGACTCGGATACATATGTCATTGATACTGCCGCACTTCCAGTTGTAGGTGTACCTGGTAAACCAAGTGGTTCACCACCTTCAAAAGTTAAATTAGCATCTGTTAACATAGTAGAAGAAGACATATTAGTTTGTGTAGCTCCAAGAAACTCAGAACCTGTAGCTCCACCTATTGTTTGTAACGTACCAGTTCCATTATCAACCATCCACTTCACTTCTGATTCATTCCATAATATTCTAGCATCAGTTGCACCATTACGACCAACTTTCAATCCAGCATCAGCTCCGGCTAACGCTGTAGAACCACTATAATTTAAATCAAGTATTGGGTCTTCTACTCTAAAAGTTTCTGTGTTTTGTATTGATTGACTTCCCTCAACAATCAAATCACCATAAATTTTAACACTACCACTATCATAACCATCTACGAGTAACTGTATAGCTGGGTCTTCTAATGAATTTTTAATTATATTATTATATAATTTAACATATCCTGCTGATAATGTATTTCCAGTACCAACATCTAAACTACCAGTTCCAAGTAGGTTCAGACCAACCTGGCCCCATTGTAATGTTGGTAATCCAGTATCAGAACTTGTTAATTCTGATGATTGTAAAATCCTACTTTGTGAAGTAGGTGGTTTTAATTGTCGTAACGGGTCTATGAGTGGCATCTAACTTGTCTCCTGTTGATATTTTAGAGAAATTGTATCTTCGTCATTTAAATCTATTCCTAACAATACTCTATCTCCAGCTATTTTATTGGTATCTTCAACGTATAGCTTTTTAATTCTTATTTTCTTATAAGTAGAATCTAAATAAGCTTCTACTTTATTTGTGTTACTTTGGTCTGTAGAACCAGACATAGTTCTCAAATCATATCCATTAACTCTGACCTTCAAAGTTCCACTTTTAATTTTTCTTTTATCACCTAATTGAGTTGGATGAAATTCTTGATATTCAGAAGTAGATGATGTCATATGTTGTAATCCAAAATTTTCTTGAATTGTCCACATACTATCTACAAACTCACGACTACAAATATCGGTAGAATACTCTGGACTTCCCTTAACAAGATTCATACTAAATCCATTCTCTCTACCAGCGTTATCATGAAATTTTAAAACATCAGAACCAAACGTAGATTCGGAAATTGGTGTTAAAAAATCACGCGTTGTTCCTATATATCCTTCTACTTGTCTAATAGCTCCATTACGTATTCCAGCCATTTAAATCTTCTCCTGTTGATAAGATATATTTACCAAATCGCCACTATCAAGATTCATTCCATTTCCATTAGTATATAATTTTCTAACACATACTTGTGTTGCTGAAGCACTCATATAAAAATCAATACCACCACTATTTATTTGGTCTGTATTTGATATCATATTAACTCCATTGACATTACACTCTATCGTACCATTTTTAATTTTATATCCACTATCTATAGTTACATTAAAAACTTGAGAATTAGTAGATGCATCTATTGATGATGAACCATTACCATTGAAATGATTTTGTACTCTATAGTAGTTTGTACCAACATAATTCAAATTTACCAAATCACTACCACTTACTTGCGAGCCATCACCTCTCATAATAAATATCGTAGTTCCACCAAAAGTATTAGTAAATTCCAAATCTGTAGCTTGGTTTCCAGTTTGTGTTTCAGCTATTCGTATAAAATCAGATACTCCGCCGAGTTGTTTATTAATTGACATTAAATTCTCCTACTCGATGACTTCTGTCATTGTCACTGCTTTTGGTGTAAAATATTTTCTTGTTAGTATAGCTTTATTAATACTATCTGGTACTAAATATCCTTTAACAGTTAAACTAAAGGTACTTCTAACAATTCTTTCTCTATCTGCTAATTCTGTAGCATCCTCGTATGAGTCTATATTGACCCTAAATTTAAACTTTCCTGGTTCTCCCCAATATGAACCTTCAGACCAGTTAACCTTTTCTATTATTTCATTCATATGTTCAGTATAACTTGTCCATACAATAACATCATATGTCAATATCATATAATCAGGCATCGCAACTGAATGGTATTGTCTTGCTGGTTTAAGTCCATGTACTACTGAAAATTTATCATACCTATTTTCTTTACTATATTGTCTTTCGAAGTGATAAAATAATTGTGGATTGTTAGCATCCATTTTATCTACTGCTAAACTATCATCTTTAGTTACACTTGTTCTTTTAAATGTTATTACTGGAAGAATAACTTGTTTTCTATTGTCTCTTATAACACCATCAACTTGAGCTGACTTCCACCTTTCTGCATTTGAATAAAGAACAGGAACTCTAGCTCGTTCTCCATTCTCATCAATAGTAGGTTTTATAACATCGGAAAAATAATACATAATAGCCGCATCAACATCCATCAAACTAACACTTAAATCATTAGCTACATCCTTTTTTCTCGATAATTGTGTACCTCTATTCGCAGTTGGGCCCATACCTCTTTGTTTTTCTTGTACCTTTGGTATCGGTCTAAATCTTCCAGCCATTATATTCTCCTAACCCTTTCAATTTGTAATGTAGATGACCTAATTATATGTGCAGTACAATTAACCGACCAATTTTGGTCATATTGTCCACCTATTAATTGGTTTTCATTAATACCATTAATTTCAAAGTGTGCATAATTCCACTCTACTATATCACCCAATTCTGGAACTAATTTCAAATCTGTCAATGTCTCTCTTAACATAAAAAATGTAGCATCTTGTAATGCATCAGCACCAAATTCATCTAAATTAAAATCTATATCCCCACTTTCAATCATACAAGCAAATTCAACACCAGGTTTGTAAATTTTACCACCAGTAGATTCACCATACAAATTAGTAGACGTATGTTCTGCAGAAACTTTAAAGAGTTTTATTGTTTGATTTATTATACCATCTTTACTTAGACGTAAATCACCAACTAACTCTTTATTAAAAGTTTCAAAAGTCCTTAAATCATTTGCCGAATTAAATCTTCCTGCCATAACTCTATCCTATATAAATACTTAATGGAACTTTTTTCAAAATCTCTTGTGTCGCTTCAGCTTCAGCCGCTTCTTCCTGCATTATCTCATCACCACCAGAAGAATCTAACATTTCTCTTAATTGTTCAACAAGAGTATTCTTTTCATCCGTAGCTTCTGAACGTAAAGTATCACCATCCAATGTTGTTTCCGCACCTGGAATTGGTATAGTACCATATTTACTTCTTATAATTCCCAATAACTCTTTACATAGAGCTAATGTGTATTTTCTAATCCATTGTTTACCTGGGTCGTTAATATCTTTATAAGACATATTATCATATCGAATATTTGAGAAATCAGATTGTACTGCAGTCTGACCACCAGATGTATATTCATCTGTGACTTCATTTGATAATGTTTTCCACCTATCATCTTTTCTGATATATTGAAAATACATCTTAAATGTAGATGTAGGTATTGGAAAAACTCTCAATTTATTATTAATTAATTCAAATGAATATGCCGATTTTCTTATTTGGTCATTAAATTCTATTGCTTGCATCTTTAATATATCAGCATAAACAGGCATTAATGTAAATTGAACACCAGGTGAATATTCACCCCAACCAAATGAATCAATAACATTATCAGTACCTTGTCCAGTTCCAGCATAAGGGTCAAAGTATCTCGAAACAGCTGGTGTAGCTTCATGAAATACTCTTTTAATCTCTATTGGTGAACTACTTTCAGAAACAATTGCCCAACTATCTAAATCGTAAGTTTGTTGACTAGCTGATGTTTCTATATACCCAGTTTTCCAATCAACTGAACCACCAACTCCAACTTCTGCTCCATATGCTTCTGATATAGTTATAGCTCTTCCTAAATCGGATACCACCGTATGTGTAAAATTAGAAGATGTTGGGGCTCCTTGTAATTTAAGAATATTTTCTCTTATATTAAATTGATTTACAATAGAAGAATATTCTGTTACCGCTTCCTCAAAACAAGCATACATTTGTGTACCTTGTAATTCCACGTCCATAATGGGATATCCAAGTCTTTTAGCACACCACTCTGCAGTTTGCACAGAATGAGTTACATAAGTCACATCACTGGTATAAAAACCAAATGGAACATCTGTCGCGTCTGTATATGAACCACTTCCTGGCCATATTGGTTGAGTTGCCATATTGTTCTCCTAATTTAATAAATGTACATTTTATATCAATAATAAATATCTTGCTATAAAAAAAGGGATAATATGTCTATAAAGAATTTTGAAAAAGATTTAAAGCTTCTCTTTTATCTCTTACTTCAATTCCATTAACTTGAAAACTTTTGCGTCCTGAATTATATAGAATATGTGGTATCTCTTTACCAATCATTATTCTATTATCCATATTTTTTTGTGGTGTAACCACTCTTAAATTAGATAAATTAGCATTTTCTCTATTTCTATCAATATGGTCTACTACCATTCCATTAGGTATCTCACCATAAAAGGTTTCTGCAACTAATCTATGAACTGATTCTGTTAGTTGTACACCTTTTTCTAATCTTAGATTTAATCTTGGATATCCACATCTATCTAATCGAGTTCTCATAACTCGTTTAGTTTTAATATTACGCACATTTCCTCTATCAGAAATTTCATATCGTTTAAATTTTGGATGTTGTTTGTATGTTTCCATACATATAAATATAACATAGTACAAAAAAAGGGTAACCAAATAAATGATTACCCCTTTTTATTTCATCAGTTCTAAATACTAACTACGATTAAACGTAATTAACATCAGCAACGATAACTTTACCATAGAACTCAGGTCTTACGATTTTCTTCGCATAACGAGTCATAACACCTTTTCTTGGCGTAAAGTTTGTTGGGTCATAGACCAACGGAGTCATGATAAGTGGTACATACGGAGCGTATACAGCACCAGTTTCTAAGAAATTACTTCCTCTGAAACCAACAAGTATTACGTTCTCGTGCATGTATGGATTCTTGTAGACCGTAAAACGGTTGTTCAATAGTCCAACTTTTTGAACACCCATTGCGAATGAACTATTAGCAGCATTACCATCTGAATCAGATGCATATCCAGGGATAGACTCAATGATAGTAGCAACTTCAGGACTTACGACCATAAAGTTAGCTCCACCACGTAGAGTCTTCTGATGAATAGCATTAGATACAGCTTGTATCTTATTACCGAGAGTCTGGAACCAAGTTCCTTTTACATAAGCTGATGCATTAGCAGATGATTCTGCGAAAAGAGCGGTAGAAGAATTATACTCATATCCTACTCTAGCAGACCAACGTTCTGTTTTAGCATTAGCATTACCCATCAACATATCAAGGATTTCCAAATCAATTTCCATTGAAATGTACTCAGATAACATTGCAGTTAACTCAGCTTCTGCGTCAACAGAATGATAAGCGTTAAGGTCTTGAGCTAACTCAGGAGTCCATACAGCTTTCAATTTACGAGTTTTTGCAACAATCGGAATAGATTTCATTTGGATATCTATTTCTGGAATACCAATATCCGTTGCTGGTTCGGTTGGTGAAGAATCTTCAAAATCACCACGAGTAACATCGGTTGGTGCTTTGTGATACTTCACATAGATATTTCCATCAACTTCGTACGCACCAGAAGTCTTTACAACAAAGTTCCAGTTTGAACCATCCCAACTTGAGTAAGCAGGATAGTAGTCAGCGATAGCCGCGGTTGATGAACCAGAAATTTCAAAAGCTCTAACGCCATCGAAATCTGGATTTGTCATACCATCGTCCGCAAGAGCGACAGTAACTTTTCTCAGGTTATCAAGAGAAGAACTCAAAGATGGTTCGAAATCAACATCACCCCATACAACAGAAGCTGAACTATAGCTTGTTATTGTTGCAACAGATTCGTTGATTGAATATCCAAATTTACCTGCCCCATATAGACCACCAGAAGCGTCAGCATCAGAACCAGAAGTGTTACCATGAACATCTGAGTTTTGAGTGTGACCTGGTTGTGCGGTACCATATTTGAAATCAAGGTAAAAAATAAGTCCTGAAGGAAGGTTCATTGGCTGAACAGATACGAAATCTTGTGCAGCTAATTCACCAAAAATCCTACGTACCAAAGGAAGAGCAACACCACTCCACTCTTCAGAGTTAGCAGTTGTGCTTGTTTTAGAAGACTCATCAATTAACTGACGAGCTTGGTTTTCCAAAAGAGTAGCCATACTCATGACTTTAGTTTCGGAATCTATTCCTTCGAGTAATCCAGTGGGCTCCCACTTTCCTACTAACTTACGAGTTTCCTCTAACCGTTCCTGATATGGATTATAGCCATCCATAAGGCCTTCAATAGATTTTAAATTACTATTTTTAGACATTTAATTTCTCCTAAACGGTTGTTATTAAAGAATTTTAGCTAGTTTCTGAAATCTGTTCTTCAACTCAGAACCTTCAGCCAAAACTTCTTTAGTTTCGGTTTTAGGTTTTGTAGAAGCAACAGCTTTAGAAGCTGAACCTTTGTTCTCATTTACAGATTTTTTAGCAGAAGAACCAAACGATTCAGCTATAGTTGAAAATACCAACTTAACTTCACGTAGATTCTTTGCTCTATCAAACTGCTCAATGACTTTAATTTTCTGTTCATTAGTCATAGAATGATTCCTGAACAACTTGTTAGTAAACAAGAGTTTAGCATTGAGTAGATTGACCTCATTTAATTTAGACCGTAGATACTTAACTACTTCGCGATGTTCTCCAAGTTCAGATTTAAGTTGAGTAATTTCATCCACTTCTTCTTCCTCTTCTTCCTCTTCTTCTTGTAGAGCTTTCAACACTTCTTCAAGGTCAAGTTCCTCTTCCATATCCTCTTCACCCTCTTCATCAGCTGGTGCTTCGGCATCTAAATCTAAATCACCTTCATCATTAGCAGGTTCAGGCATGAACTCAGAATCATCAGCAGCGATGTCAACTGGTGCATCACCAAGGTCAACTTCGTCTTCTTCTTCAGGTGAAGCGAATTCATCTTCCTCTTCCTCTTCAGTCAGGTCTGATTCTAATTCTCTCAGAACTGCTTCAAGGTCAAGGTCGTCATCTTCTTCATCACCTGCTTCTTCTTCATCACCTTCTTCAGCTTCTGGTTCTTCTTCGGCTTCTTCAGCTTCTTCTTCACCAGCTTCTTCAGCTTCTTCTTCTGCACCTTCTTCAGCATCTATTTCAGCTTCATCTTCTACAGCGTCTTCAGCTTCTGCTTCTTCGTCTTCTTCATCATAAAATTCATCATCTTCTAATTCGTCTTCGACTTCATTCTGAATCTTTTGTGAAAGCATTTGATTTAGTCTTGGAGTAAAGGCTTCTTGTAAAGCTACTTTGGCGTTTTCCAACGCGGTCTCACGAACTGCTTTTGCATCTGCGATTGCATTTTTCAAAAGGTCGTCCATTTTAATTCTCCAAATTAAAGGATTCTATTGTTATTTAGGAACAATAATACTGAACTATCTTCAGTACACCATATCAGGACTTACCAGGCATGGTAAAATGGTGTATTTGATTTTTATATAAATATCAGCTAAAAAAGTAAAACGTTCAAACCCCCTTCAGGTTTTTTCCCGTTCCATTCTTAACTTATCATATTTAATTCTAAGTTTTGCCTTAGATTTTTTGAGTCTTTTTATATGAGAAGGCTTCTTATAGAACTCCCTTTCTCTCAATTCGAGTAATAACCCAGACTCTTTTACTTTTTTCTTAAACTTTCGTAGAGCGAACTCTATCTTATTATCTCTTACATCTACCTTTATTGCCATATAAAACCTACTTTTCTTTTTTTAACTAAGTTCGTAATCTCCATAGTCATCTGATAGTTTCATTTTTAGTGCATCAGCTAAATCTTCGAGTGACGTATGAAAATTCTCATCATCATCTGTTCTCATTCCAGCTGTTATTTTAAAACCAACAACGTTTTTACCCTCAATGTCTGCTAACATACCTTGTTTCGTACCATCTAAGTAAAATACCTTACCTTTCATCTTACCAAACTTTTTAAGTTTACTAATTGGTATTTCTTTTCCTAAAAATATATCAGTTGATTCTGATAATTGTGTTTTGAATAATCTTTCGTAATTTTCTTTTAAAAAATGTTTTGTCATTATGAATTTTTCCAGTTTTTATCTACCCAATTAAAGAAATCTTTCTTATCTTCATCACTAAGTTCATCTGGTGAATCAACACCAAACTTCTTCATAGCCGCTTGAAAGAATTTCTGATATGCTTCTTTGTCACCACTCTCTGGTTTATCTAAGTCTTTTACATCAGCTTCACTTAAAGTATTAGAATCCTCTATTTCGTAATATCTACTTAAAATGTTACCCATATCTTCATAAAGAGTTTCCATTCTACGTTGCATTAAATTTGATTCTTTCGCAGCTTTAACAAATTGAGTAGCTAAACCACCAAGTTCTTTCATATTTCGTTTTACCGACACTCTATCAAACCAATCATCAGTTTCATTCATAGTATGAATCTTTGCAGACTCAACAATTTCTGATAGTTTAAGAGCTATGTCTTTTAAATTTGTTTCTCTATAAATATCTTTACCTATATGACCATAATTCTTAACGTCTTCAAGAAAACGATTAACATTAATAGTTGCTTCTGATTCAGACCAAGACTCTGGGTTTCCTTCCTTGACCAAGGACGATAATTTAATACCAGAACCACGAACTTCGTCATTCACCTTAAATGGCTTTCCAGTGACTACACCACCTGCCATAAAAAATTCTTTTAATACTTTCTTTTTCATTGTAAATCCCCTATTTTTTGGGTTGTTCTTTTCCTTCTTCACCCTTTGGGTCAGTACCAACTGACTTGGCTCGTTTTAATCTCTCATCTCTTTTGGCTTGTATATCAGACCGAACATTATTCATCTTATTTTCATCATTATTGAACGCCGCCGTAACAAATTCCCACTTTAATGAGTATTCTTCTTTTCTTATTTCTAAATCTTCTATTAAATTTTGTAATGCAACATAATTTTTATCACCAGCTTTTGTTTGTGATTGTAATGCACCCAATCTTTTTATCTCATCATCTATTGCTTTATTATATGTAGCTTTAGCATTAGATTGGTTATTGATATATGTTGCAGAAACTTTAGTGTATCCAACTCTACCACCAGTTGCACGTCTTTCTTGGTCTTCTTTACCCCTAATAGCCGCTAAACTATCTATATTAGCACTAACAGATTTTGTTTTAGTTTGTTGTTTCTGATATTTGGATTTAGGTACAATAAATTTATCACCACTCAACAAAGCTTGATGTCTCCATCCATCTATATCAGAACTTGTTATTCCTTTCGAAACCTTGGTTGCTAAGTCAAATAAACCTTTATCTTGTTTTCTTTGACCTGTTTCACCACCAGCTACTTTAGAGTAATCTTGAACGGGATGACCACCTTTGGAAACTGGTGCTTCCATAAGTTCACGAATACATTCTTTAATTATTTTTCTAATATCAGTTTGGTTCATTATTTTTTTACCTTTATTTTGATGGTTGCCAGAAGCCGTCTCGCATTGATTCGGCAGGTGGTATATTAGACCACATCCATTCATGGTCTCTTGCTCCTTTAGGTATGGTAGCTTGATAAGTTTGTTTTCCATCGGTAACTTTATCACCTTCTCTCACTTTGATACCTCTTTCCCATTCTTGAGTTCTTCCACCGATAGACCCGGCCGGGTCTTCTCCGACAGACTTAGCTCTCTTCTTTATTGTATCTCTTTTAGATTCTATATTTGTACGAGCGTTATTCATAGCAGTTGTATTACCATTATAAGCCGCTGTCGCGAAATCCCATCTTAATGCATATTCTTCTTTTTTATATCCTAAATCATCAATTAAATTTTGTATAGCTACATAAGTTTTTTCAATTGTCTGACCACCACCTTTTATATAAGCAGCTTGAAGAGTTTGTAGAGCCGTAATCTCAGCATTTATTGCCGAGTTATAAGCACTTTTAGCAGCAGACTTTTGGTTGATGTAAGAAGCACTCACCTTCATTTTAGCACCACCTAATGCGGTTGACCTTCCACCTTGGGATTTTCTTTTAACATCATCAGACGCACGTATTGAAGCTAGATTGTCAAGTGTACCACTAACAGCTTTTTGTTTAGTTCCTCTACCACCTGGAGTTCTTGTACCTTGGTATTTAGATTTTCCGATAATTGCTCTCTTATCAGTTAATGCATCCGTTCTCCAAGCATCAATTTTACCTAAGTTCTGACCTTTTATTATAGACGCTAGTGCAGAAGCTTTAGTAGTTCTAAACGATTTTCTTGACCCAACATTTCCACCTTTCCAACCTCTTTCTGAACCTGCTCTTTCACCAGCATCACCACCTAATGAAGTATAAGACCGTAATGTATATCCACCTTTAGATATTCCACCAGGTAGAGCTGGTGAAGCCCCACCAGCAGATTTGGAACCAGGAGCTTTACCTTTTCCTTCTAAAATTTCACCTATCATTTGTTTTATCATATATTTAAATTGAGATTTTTTCATTTTACTTTCTCCAAAAATTTGTTTATAATTATTATCTGGATTTATATATTTAATTCCAGCTCCACTTTGTTGTGTACTATCAACTTTATGTTTTTTCATCTTTGATGGAACACTTGTCATTCCATTTCCAATTTGTTTTTCAAGAACTTCTTCTTCATAGTCTTCATATACACTCTTAATTCTTTTAGGTTTTATTGCACTACCTTGTACTTTTGCTTTAGCTTTTTCTTCTACTTCATTAGCCAATTTAGCATTTTTGTTTGGGAAGTATCCTCTTCCATCAAACTTATCACCCTTTTTACCAGAAAAACTATTGGCTTCTTTAGAAACTTGAACCAACGTCTTCCATTTTTTAGACTTTTCCATTATATATAAATATTAGATTACTTAAAAAAGTCTTCGTTCATAGTATAAAGTCTTTTGTGTTTGTTTCCAACCACCAACTGTATCACCTTTTCTATTTCTAAAATACCAAATACCAGGTTTGGTTAAATCGTCAACAACTGATTTCCACTTGACTTTTAATTGTTTTAACATCTTTTTAGCATCTTTTAAAGATGGTATATTGATTATAAATTTCTTTGGCATATTCTTATCCATTGGTTTAGACGGGCCTCCACCTCCGAACCAACTTGATGTACCTCTACCCCAAGCTTCAAGAAATAATGGGTCTGGTATCTCCAAAAACTCATAAACAATATTACGAACATCACTTGGAAATCGTGTATCTTGTCCAAAAGATTCAATATTACTTCTAAATACAGTTGCAGAATCACCAGTACCCAAATTTAAAGCATTTATAACAATCTCATCCTTATCTTTATGTAATAAAACTGTATATAAAGAATTATATGTGTGACCACCACCATCATCTCTTTTAAAAAATGTTCTACCAATGACAACATATGATTTATCATAACCAGATTGTTGAATAGTGTTAGATACATCTCCGGCAACACTACCAACAAAGTCACCACCAACTACAGCCCCAGTATCAGCTTCTAATAGTATTTCTTTTACTATCTTTTCTACTTCTGAACGCATCCTTTTGGATATCTCTATAGCTTTTAATTGTTTCAACGCTTTTTCCTTTGAATCATGTGTTCCAAGTCGTTTCCCGCCTTTTTTAGGATAGACTGCCCACTTACTACCAATCTTTTTAATCATTTTCTTTTCAATTTTTTATTTGGTGAATATCTACGAAAACCATCTCTAACTTTTCTCCATAACATTTTCATAAAAGGTCTTTCACCCTCATGTGTTCTATTTAATGGACCAGTATCAATTCCTCTTACAATATCCATAGCATCATATCTACCACCCTTTACACCATCCATCATTATTTTAATTATTTGTTGAGATGCTTTACCTAAAATTTTTGACATTTTCGTAATATCTTGATTTAAAATTTGTTGTGCTTCTGGTGAACTAAAAGCCGCTTCATTTATGGATTCAAGTGATAACCAACCTTTTTCATTAGCTAAATGCCAAGTTTCTTTTGTAAATCGTTCTTTTCTATTACCTGGTGCTACAAACAAATAACTTGTTCCTGATGGGTCACCTTTTACTTTATGTCCTACTGATATATCTTTTAATGTGTATAATCTACGAGGGTCATTTTGAAATCTTATTTTAAGTCTGTTAATATCTTTCTTTTGTGGAAGAAGTGTTGTTTTGAATTTACCTTCATTTACGGATTCGTTATATCTTTTATCACTTAACATATCCTTCATTAACTTTGATTTGGCAATTATGTAATCCAATTCTGTTTCTATAACATCATCATTTTTTTGTTGGATACCTTTTACTAAATCTTTTACTGAACCTGCAAGATATCTTGCTTGACCTTTTAATTCAGCAAATCCTTGTTTACTCAAATCTTCCTTTACTTGAAATGGTGGTCTATCTTTATCAGTATAAACTTTACCTTGAACTATATCTTTTAATTTCATTAATCTCTCTTGTAAGGAACTACTTTATTTAAAAATTCTTTTCTTTTAGTACATCCACCACATTCTTTAATTGTACCACGAGATACTGTATTGATAGCTCGTGCAATTGTATCACCGAGACCTCTATCAATTTTTTTTATAGCATTATTTTCTTTATTTGTAAAATTTTTCATTTTATAGATTCATACTTTGTCGTTTTTTCATAGACTTCGCTCGTTTCTTTAAAATCTTACCCATTTTAGCTTTCATAGCCTTTGCACGTTTTCTAGCGGCTTTTTTTCCAATTTTTACATCTTTAGCAGTCTGTTTTTTACATTTTCTTCCACTACTATCTACTTTAAATCCTGGTGGACATTGTAATTTTTTAACTCTTTTACCCTTTTTAATTTTTATAACCCATTGTCCAACTTCTGTTAAACTTTCATCCTTTGAAACTACATCAACGTCAAATTGATATTCTTCTTTGACGTACTTCTTTATAAATTTGTAATTTTTTATAAGTAATCTAGCATTCTCATCTAAATCTTCAAACGCATTACGAACAACTTCTTGGTTTAATTCATTTTCTTCTGGTGTTTTTTTAGGGTCATCAGGTTTCATGATGAAATCCATATACTTTGGCATATTAGTTAAGGTAGGAATAAGATTTTGTGCCGCACCAGTCATTCCAGCAATCAAACCTTCAAGAGTTTCATCTCCATCACCCTCATTTAATTGTTCAATTCGGAAATTCTTCCATTTTTTCCACATATTATGATTCATATTTAAATACCACTTAATATATCAGAAATTATAGATTCGGTTTTACACCACTTATCACAAATAGTTCCATCTTCCCTTACATCTTCTCTATTAACACTTTCGTTCATTGGATGCATAAACGCACCATGTGTAGATGGATTGGATACGAAATCAAAAGCTATCAATTCAAAGTCTTTTTGTACTTCTACTGTATCATCATCTTTACTTTCTGATACTGAACCCATACCGCGGGAAGAAATACCAAGTTTAATACCAGCTTTAAATAGTTCTTTTAATATATTTCCAGCAGGTGTTGTTAAAACTTCAATCTTACCAAGTAGATTGTCTCCTTCCCACCACATATCTCTTACATTGTGAGAAACATTCTTTAAATTAACAACCGAAGACTCTGGATGGTCAAGTTCTCCCATCGCTCGAGCTTCCTTTACAAATTCTTTTGTATATTTTGTAGATTCTCTCATTAAAATCTCTTTTGGATATACTCTTCCATTTTGATTCTTTGAGTTAGCTCTTTGTAGTACACCACTAACAATCAATTTACCAGAATTATCTGTAATTGATTCGTTTATATGTTGTGATGATACTTCAAAAAGTAAAGTATCTATTAAAAGTGATTTCGTCATTTTCTAACTCCTTATTTCATAAAATCAAATTCTTTATTATTAAATTGAGTTTCAAACTCTTCGGCATAATCTTTTGCCAACACTAACCTATCCTTCTTAGTAAACATATCACGAGCACTACCTCCGTAATTTTTAGCATATGATTTAGCACCATCGTCAACTAAGTATTTAAAAGCTTTAACAGCTAATTTAGGATTAAATTTATTCCTTTTCTTAAATTTAGATAAATTTTTAAGAATAGGTATATATCTTGACTTATAAATTTTAGCATCATTATCAATAAACAATCTTAATTCTCTAGCTTCGTCTGATAGTCTCTCCTTTAATATACCACTTCTGTCTAACTTCTTTAATTCTTCATAAACCATTTGTTTTAAAGTAATTATAGACTCATTTTTCTTCTTTTCATCAATTTTCTGAAGTAAGAATCCTTTTGCAAGTTTTTTCTCTCTTACAAATTCGGTATCTCCGTATTTTCTTCTTAGAGTAACGGGTAATTCTACATTACCACCATGATTGATAAAATGAGCAACTCTTTTTGCATCAACTTTATAAATTTTTCTCCACTTATTTTCTGGAAGATTGTTTAACCAACGATGTACTTCTTTTATTTTAAATCGTTTCAAAGTTAACTCCTACTTTTAAGAATTTCTTCTCTCATTTCATTCAATGATTTTATCAACCCATCAAGAAATTTTAAAGTTTCCACTTTACTTGGTTCTTGACCTCTAACTTTAGTTTTTTCAATGACCCATCTTCTTTTTAATTTAAATAAACTTCTTAATCTATTCAAAAAAGTGGGGCCATTACTATCCCACTGTATCGGCATAATAGATTCAAGAAACTCTTCTCAAATTTGGGTCAATAGCCAACATATATCCTAAGACTGTTGGTTGTTTATGACCACCACCATATCCAGCTTTCTTCTTTTTCTTCTTCTTACTTACCCAATATGGTGTTGTTGGTGGCCCTTCCCCACCATCTATGTTAGCAGAAACTGATGCTTCATCTAAAACATCAAGTATCATCTGCTTCAACAACTCTTTAAGTTGTTGTTCCTTAGTTTTTTGTGATGACATTCTTTACTTCTTTAACTAATTCATAGTATCTCATCAAATTAACAACATCGTCATCTCTAACAATTTTATGATTTGTCATATTCTTAGTTAATTTGGTAGCTTCTTTTAATTTAATGGTTGTAACTTTATCATCAACATTTTTCAACATTGATTTTAGTTCTTTTGTCAATTTATCAACTTCACTATTAATAAATTCTCTTAAAGAATTAGTATTAGAAACATTTTCTATATATTTTTTCAATAAAGCTTTTTGTTGTTCATTTAAAGATGAATATTTTGAATTAAACTTATCAACTAATATACTATAAGATAACAATCTCATATCTTTTTCTTGTTGTTTATAAGTTTCAATAATTTTATTGGTCTTTACATTCGTTTCAATCTTTTTATTAATAATATGTTCTATTATTTCAAACCTACTTTTAACCTCATCGGTTGGGTCATTCTTATGTATCTCTGTTGTGTATCCAAAAACTTTATATATAGAAGCCAAAAGTTTATAATTTGGTATACGAGAACTAAAAAATTCTGAAATGTCGTATGTATCTTTTATATCTTTAATAAGATTGTACTTTTCTTCTCGTAATTTCTTATTAGATAATTTTTGTCTGGACTTTATTACAGCTTCGACCATTTTTTCAGCTTTATATTCAGTTGGAAATTTTTGAGTAATAATAACATTATAAAGTTGCAACTCTTTCCCCAATTCTGTATTTTCTTTGAAATACTTTTTTAACATCGCTACTGCATGTGACTTTTTACTATTATTAATAATGTCTGCAGTTACTTGTCTGGAAAGTAACTCAAATAATATTCCAGTATTTTTAATTTTTAAATGTTTTATGAATGAACTCATGTTAATTACTCCATTAAATTTTTTATACTATGATACAATTATAAATATTAAAGTATTTTATTTATCGTTATTATCTAAAGTATCTTTTACTTCACGTTTATACTCTTCATCTAAAGCAGTGGTTTCTTTCAATAATTGTAAACCACTATTTCCCAGTGACTTTTTTAGTTTATCTAAATGTGCTAAAGCTAAAGTACTAGCTCCCTTCTTCATATCGTGTGCACCAAGTGGGTCTCTTCCTCTAGCCGAACCATCTTTGCCAAATTTTGGTGGTCTCTTTGGCCTACCAGCACCTTCCCATCCACCTTCTGGACTTCCACCTTCTGGCCCAAGTTCTGTTCCTGTTCTAGCCATACTATCACCAAAATCATCTTCACCAAAATCATCCTCACCTGAACTACCTTCCGCTGCTGGGTCTGCACCTTCTTGTTCAATTGACTCGTATCTGAACATTCTTTTTTGGTCATCAACTAATTGTTCTCTTACCTTTTTCTTTTCTTGAGCTGTAAATCCAAAAATTTCATCATACATAAATTCAGTTGGTAACAACTTATTATCTTTCATATTAGCCGCTAAATCTATTTTTGTAGACCACAATTCAAGTTTTTCTTGTTCATATATCATTGATGGATTAGTTAGACCCAACTCAAAATTTACAAGGTCTGCATCTTGGTAACCTTGTGCATATAAATGAATTATACCAATTTTAGTTAACTCACTAACAACAATTCTTTGTACTCTTTCAATAGTACGAGCAAACCTAACGTCTTCAGCGGCCAAAGTTGCTTTCGCATTAACCTCTTCTTCATATCCCAAGAAAGCTTTCGGTATCTTTAGTGCGGCCAACATTTTGTTTCTTAAATATTCGATATCTTCCACAGCTTCAAATGTCAATCCAGCGGCCGTATCAATCTCCGTACCACTATCACCACCACGAACTGGTAAGAAAAAATCTTCTGTTATATTTTGGACATTATACTTTAAATTGTAATCACCAGTATCTTTATCAATAACTGGAGCTTTCTTCATTTTATTAATGATTCGTTGCATATAGTTATCAACTTCATTTGGTGGTATGTTTCCAATATCAATCTTGAATATTCTCTTTTCTGGTGCTCTCATGATACGATGTATTAACATAGCGTCTTCCATAAGAATTAATTGTTTCCAAGATTTACGAGCTCCTTCAATCATAGACTTTCCATATGGTATCATATTACTATCGGATAATAATCTAAAGTGAGCTACTTCATAATTTTCTAATTCATTATTGTTTGGATTCATTCTAACTGTATGTCTATCTTGTCCATTTTCAATAATGAATTTTACATAATAAGGATTCTCTGGGTCATCACCCTCTGAACGTGTAACATCATATGCAGATAGTGGAACTACATTTGTAACTCCATATTTCTCATGAATATCCAACTTCAAAAAGAAATCACCATATTTACACATATTACGAATCCATGGCCATAAATTAAATTCTATATTCAAAACATCATAATAAAGATTGTGTAAAATATCATGTATATTATCCGAATCTGAACGTATATTTAATATCTCACCATATTCAGACCTCATCGTTGATTCGTCTGCGTATATATCAAGTGCAGATGATAAAATGGAATCATTATCCATTGATTCATAGTCTTGAAATAAACCAACTCGTTGTGAAGATGCTAATGTGTTATTTTTTGTACCCCAACCCATTGGTGACATATTGTTATACAACTTAGTAAACCTATCTGTCATATCTTGGTTTATAGCTTGTACCCTATTGGTGTCAGCTACTTTTAAAGTTCTCCCCCCTGCATGCCTAACAATGACATTTGTGGAAAATAATCTTTTTAATCTAGCTCTTAAACTTTTATCGGCCATTTTATCCTCTTCCTTATATTAACCATTCTAATGATTCTTTACCATCACCAACATCCATTTGCCAACTATCGTTTTTATTGACATCTTCGGTATCATAAACACCTTGATGGGATTGAAAATAATCGAATGAACGTTTTGTAAGTTCTATACCTTCTGCTCTCAATCTTAGAGCCGTATCTCTAACCCACAAACCTATAGCTAAACTCATAACAAGGTCATCATTGTACCCTACCATAGCTTCAGCTCTACTATTCTTATATATAAATACAAACAACTCATCAATTAATCGTTGTGAATTAACGCTTACTGACTTTTCTCTGAAATATTCCTCTAATTTAGCAATAACAAGTGGTCTTGTCTTTGCTGTCATACTAAATCCTGGAACCATGTTCCTATCTTGACTTCTATATCTATTTGTCAATTGTTTTGCTGTATCTACATACATTAAATCTTTTGATGTATAAAATAAATTCGGATATTCTGAATCTATTATGGTTTGTATAGCAGACCAACCAATATTATTGTTTTCCACAATTAATAATGCTTTATTATACTCTGTAGCAACACTTACACACATATTACCAAAATCTTTAGTTCCAATTTTACCTTTATATTCTGCTACTTGTTTCATTGACTCTACATCAATCACATGAAACGCTGAAAAGTCTGTACCATCTCCTCTACTAACATCAGCACTTAACACATAATCTTTAGAATAATCTGGATATTCCCATATCCACATATTAGAATCAAATCCTCTTCTTTCAATTGGTTCTTTTACAAAATTTTCTCTATAATCTTCTATTATAAGACCATCAATTACAGTTTGACCAGAAGTTATAAAACTACAATCACACTCTTGAGCGGCTAACGATGGCCCTAATAATAAATCTTGTTTACTTCTCCACTCTTCTCCTCTTTCTGGGTGTATTGTCCAATGTAATTTTATAAAGTTCCATCCATTTATCCCATCTTCGGCATCCATCCAAGTTCTATGAAACCAATTACCAACACCATTTGGTGTAGATAGTGCAATACATTGACCACCCGTAGATAGTGTTTGTGATGCGGCAGCCCATATTGTATCAATCTTGTCTATAAATGCAGCTTCATCAAGAACTAATAGAGATAGTGCTTCTGAACGACCAGCTTCTTCCGAACTTGCTACAGCTTTAATTTGTGAACCATTTTTATATCTCAAAGATAATTTGTTATCTTCAACACAACTTTGTTTTAACCAAGATGGTAAATTAGCATGCATAACACGAACTTTTGTTACAAGATTTTTAGCAGTATCTTGTTTTGTAGCAATAACAAGAATATTTTTATCTTGATGAAATGTCATTAACCAAAGTGAATATCCAGCTGTTAATGTTGATATACCCAACTGACGTGCTTTTAAAATAACACTAAGTCTATTATCTTTAAAGTCCTCCAATGTTTTTTCTTGAAAATCCCATAATTGAAATGGTATTTTGCCTTTAATTGGATGCTGTATCATACAATACTTCTTTAAAAAGTATACTGGGTCTTTGGCACACTTGACGTATTCAGACCTAACTAATTGTTTTAAGTCTTGTTTATCACTCATTATGCTACTGAACTTGAATACATTGTCTGTACTTTACGTAAATAAGTTTCTGTTTGTGAAATTAAAGATGCGTCACTACCACTTGCATTCAAATTAACAATTTCTGTTTGTAATGAATCTGCAATAGTTGATAGGTACGTAGGATTTCTAAGATTTCCTCTCTTATTATCACTAAGAGTTTGTATCTTTGTCTTTAACTCTGTAATTGAACTTACAGCCATGTTAGTTCTCCTTAGTTTCTATTTTAGATAGTTCTAAATCTATCTTTTCTAATAATTCTTTATAATGTCCTATAGCTTCATCGGCTTGTTCTATAATTTTTTCTTTATTAACATCCCATTTTTCTTTTTCAACGGAATGTCCATCAGGATTAATTTGATTATAAAATGTAACATCTCCTTGATTCTTCCATTCAGTAACATTTTGTAATTGTTCTTCTACAAAAGAACGTTGATTTAATAAAACTTTCTTTTTAGCCCATTCGTGATATGTTCCTTCAATACGAAGTTTATTTTCAATTACAACTTGACAATCAAAACAATGTCCAAATAATCTCCACATTTTATCGTCTAATTTTTTCTTCATTACCTTATCACATTCTGGACAAAACCAAGGTACTCGTGCTTCTGCCATAATATCAGTTAAATGACTCTTCTGGTCACCCTTTTTCTTTTTCTTGATATCTGACATACTTACAAATATTCTTTTTTCTGGTGTACCACCATCTAAAATACTTTGTAACGCTCTGTTTTGTCTTTCTGACTCTTTACTATATCCTGCCATAATTATCCTATATGTACTTTAATAAACCTAAAATTTGATTAACTGGAGCAAAAGTACCAGTATATTTGTATAACTTACCATTAAAAGTAAATGTTATACCTTCTGTTGATGTTATAGTACCAAATCCACCTATTGATTCTAATCTCTTTAATTGTTTTTCTAATTTTTTTATCAAATTTAAATCACCACTACTTTGAACTGCTTTTATAGTGTCTTCTAAATCCTTTTTGATTTTTTGAGCTCCTTCGTCTGGGTTAGCGGTCAACAATTGTGTCATATTTAACATTATCTCTGTGCCAAGTCCTAAGAACAAGTCTTCCCAAGGTGTAATATTTTCTTTAAATTTTGCTTTATGGTCTTCTTTATCAGTAGTTAAAACCCAATCTAAAAATTTTGGAAATTTTTTCATATCCTTTTTAATTTGTGGAATCTTATATGACTTATCAAAGAATGCCCACCTTTTAACTAATCTAATAAACATACTTTCTGGTAATTTAGTCTTAGTTCTCTTTAAAGCTTTGTTAATATACTCTGTCCAAAAAGCTTGATGATAGTCACCCAACGTGTTATTAGGTTTTAACTTATATTTTTTCTGTAAAGTGTTTAATTTACCAATATAGAATTTTTTACGATTTGAAAAGTCCTTTACTTTTGGTAATTCTACAACTGGTGGATATTCTATTTTATATTGAGTTTGTACATCCTTGTTAACTTGTTTAATCATACCAGTTAACATTCTTGCAAATTGAGAATAGTCACCTATTGCATTTCCTTTATCGTCATATTGAAGTACACCATGAAATATCAATAATGATTTCTCATATGGAATCACATTTGCTGTTTTTGGATAGATAATTTCCAAAGACATAAATTGTTCACCCTCTTTAAAAATTTTATCTCTTTGTTTATCACTAATAGCACCTATAGCATCTTCTAAATCTCTCATAGCTCCTGCAAAAGCTTTGTGTAAATCACCTCTACCTGCAAACATCTTACTAATACCATTCGTAGTTAACGCACTAGCACCCTTATTCATCAAATGACCTTTGTTTCTAGCCGCTATAAGTTTACCATTTCTCCAACTTATCATTATATTCTGACCATCTGTCTTTTCTGTAGCTGGTTTTTCTTTACTAAGATTACCTTGTAGTGTATTAGTAATCATTGTTCTGAAATCTCTGAATGTTAAATTATTATCATCAAATGGATGTGCTAAATGTCCATATGCTCCACCTTCTGTCATTAACCTTTTTACATCATCTACAATATCAATTCTTTCTTTTAATGGTTTTTCTTTTGGAAACTTTCTTTTCAACAATACGTTTAATGATTTTATAGCACTTTTATCATCCGAATGTAATCCTACATCAACATTATTTATAGAAACTGGTGTATCAATTATAGCAGTATATCTATATTTACTACCACCCGCTTTTTTCTTTTTAAGTTTTACAGATTCTTTTAATTTAGCTTTCTTACCTTTAGTTCCTTTATAAGACCATGTGGCTTTACCTTTACCATATTCTTCTGTTGGTTTTTGGGATATCTCAAGTCCTTTACCATCTTTATGCATCCATTTAAGTATTTCCCAACCAAGTCTTTCTGATATGCTTGTTAATCTTTCTAAATAATCCTTCGAGGCGTGTTTACTACCTGGTATAGAACCAACTCTTCCAAACGTAACATTAGATATTGGGTCATCAATCATAGTAAAATCCATGTCAGGGTCTAAAACTTCTGGTTCTTTATCTTTTATCATAAATTCAACAACAGACCAACCAGTTTTTTGCATAAACCAAGGTACTGCATCTTTAGCTACTCTATAATAGTCTGAAAAATTTCTATAAAATGTTCCTGGCCCATCATCTGGTGCTCCACCACCTGCATTAGCACCACGTTTGGAATTGGTAGTTAAAGTAGTAGAAGATTCTTGTATCATTTTTGGTACATCATTGTCAACACAAAAATTAGCTACAATTTCCTTAGTCAAAAGTATACCATTTGGTCGCTTATGGTCGAACATCAATCTGTTCGTAATAAATTCATACATTGAGTTATCAAACTTACCGAAAATAACCTTAAATAATTTTTTCTTTTTCTTGTCATCTATATCTGGGGAACTTAAAAGTTTTCTAACTTGTGTTCCACTTATATTAGAACCACCCACCTTTAACTTAAAGGTTGGTACTATATAAATATACCCGTTATCTTCAAAACCCTTCAATTTTGTTACATCGCCAGTATATGGTTTAAAATATTTACCACCAAGTCTTTGACCATCCTTTTCACCCAAACCAACTGCGACGGCCGTGTGTTCTTTATCGTATTTGGACAAGATATTAATTGGTGCATAAACATTTTTTTCTTGTACTATTTGATTTTTTCTGATATTATACATCTTACTAATAATTTTTTGTTTCTCTTTAAAATTAAAAGGATGTCTATCACCACCACTTACATTAGATGTAGCTATAAAAGTATCCTTAGCACCAAACTCTTTTTGCATTTCTTTAAAAGTATTAAAATGTCCTGCGTGAAATGGTTGAAATCTACCAACATAAACACCAACAATTCTGTTTATACCTTTAGGGTCAGCACCATGTACCTTGGATTCTCCAAGAGTATCACTAACAATAGATTCTACGAGTTTTTTCATTCCCTTCATTTTCTATCCCTAAGTTTATCAAGTTTTCTTTTAATAGAATATCGTTTATCTTCTAATTTTTTCCAAACACCCTTAATTGGTGATGTTCCGGCTGGAAACCATTTAAAATACATTAATCTATCAACTAAACCACTATCATTTTTACCTTCTTTAGCATATACTTTATATGCACCACTCATCAATTTAGCATAGTTTTCAATAATCTTAGCACCAACACCTCTACCAACGTTTTTCTCTCTCCACTTATCTCTTGCAACAGCTAATTCTGAATTTATTTCCAAATATACAATAATATTATGATAACCTTCTTCACGAGTTTGTTTCAATCTACGTAAAATCTTTGGTGGTTTAGACGCTACTGTGTCTATTACAAGAAGTTTACCAGCCTTATGTACTTTAGTTTTAAACAAATCCTTTTCATATTCTTTAGCTATATCTCTGATATCAAAGAACGATGCATAAAATGGTTTATACAATAGTTTATAAAAATTATTACTACCTTTATCTTTATTCTGTAACCACCAATTAAAATCAAAAGGAAATGTAACTATTTTACCACGATTTGATGTATATGCCGAATTACCAACAAATTCACCAAATCCCCGTTCACTACTACGTTCTTCATCTGGTGCTACTTTCAACAAGTGTTGGTAGTGTAACATAGCAGTATCATATTGTAAAGCCATAACTTGTGAATCAGAATTAGTTACATTATATCCAGTAAATCCTGGTATGTAACTTGAACCCTCATTATTAATCCAAGTAGACTTACCAGCCGCAGGTAAACCCATCAGAACAACACAAAGTTTTCCTGTATCTTCAAGAAACTCACGAAGTTCTGATTTTATCATTTCCTTTAAGATTTTTTTGTTCATTATACTTCCAATGCTCTTCTAAACCAACCAAAGTAAAATTTTTCTAAATCTGGTTTTCTTGTTACTAAATCCGCATAGTATTTAACACGATACGCTCTAACTCTATCCAACTCAACACCTTTCATAGCCGCTATTGTTTTTGGCCCCATTCCACCATCTACCTTTAAACCAGCACCTTTAGCGTTAGCCGCTCGTTGCATAATCTTTACAGCTCTTCCTCTACCTTGATTTACACACATATCAAAATAAATGTGACGTAAATCTTCTGATAAAGATTCTACTTTATTTCTATCCCAATAGTGTTCCTTGTAGATTTCTATTGCACCTTCTTTTGTAAGGTTCTTTATATCTACATCTGGGTGACTTCTTTTAGCAACACCAAAATTAGTTTCACCACCTGGGTCTTTAGGGTCATTTACATAACCGCCTTCGTGGTGTAAAACCACCTCTATTATTTCTTCGAATTTTATTAACATTTCGTGACTCCTGATGTTATTTTCCTATATATAAATATCATCAACAAAACTTATCGAGTCTTTCTTTAAGGTTCTCGATTTGATTTTGTCGTTCTTTTACAGCTTCAATTAAACAAGGTATTATTTTAGTATAATTTATACCATAAACACCATCCTTTTGGACAACCACTTCTGGTATTATATCCTTTACCTCTTGTGCAATCATACCTACTCTTTTTCCATGTCCTTGTTCATCTTTAAACTCTTCTCTCCACTCAAAATTTACACCTCTTAATTTATTAATTTTATCAAGTGATTTTGTAAGTGGTTCTATATTTTCTTTTAGCCTAAAATCGGAAACCGCGTTTATTAGTTTACCATTTGCATCAGCATTTAAATCCAAACTACTACCAGCAAGTCCACTAACAATAAAACCAAGTGCATTACTACAACTAATTTGTTGGTTATTATCATTTATTTCCATATGAGTTTGTGTTCCAAATCCGACCCAATCATCATCACCAATAAACGTAGTACCTTCTTGTTGAACTCTTATTACCTCATTTACATCATCACAAGTAACATAAGTACCATTGGAGTTGCCAACATTATCTCCCAATGATACAAATCCAATTGAATTTAAAGCAACTTGACCACCTGTATCAGACATACTAATAAAAGTATTATTACCATTTCCACCCGTATCACCTACTCCAAAATCTTTTCTTGCCGTATTAAAGAAAAACTCATCATCTGCTCCAAATGAACCACCATCATTCCATATAACAGCATATTGACTACCACTTACACTTTGTACAGCAGCTAAAAATTGTTCCCACGAACCATCTTTATTCTTCATTTGCATAGTACCACTATTATTTCTAATACCATATCCATCGCTACCAGTTACACCACCACCATTAAGATATGAATATTTGGATACTGATATATTATCATACGCCGTTGTACCAGTTAAACAATCATATAAATCAGACAACATTGTATTAGTAAATGTTGCTCCAGAAGTTATTCCAGTTTTACTTAAATCAGCCATTATTTTCCAACTTATCTAATCTTTTCATTAATTCATCTATTTGTGGTTGTTGTTCTTTTATAGCTTCAACCAATACGGCTACTAATGGGCTATAATTCATACCATACACACCTTCTTTATCTTGAAACACAACTTCTGGTACATATTTTTCAACTTCTTGTGCAATAAAACCTATACTTTTTCCAGCACCTCGTGTTTCTTTATCTTTCCATTCAAACTTTACACCATCTAAATTTAAAACTTTATTAAGTGGATTTTCAATTGGTTCTATATTTTCTTTTAATCTAAAATCAGATACGTGTAGTTGTAATTTACCAGTAGCATCAGTTCCCACGTCAATAGCAGTACCAGTTGATAGATTACTAATAATAGTACCATTACTAGCACTCATACTAATTTGTTGATTAGTATCATTTACTTCTATATGTGTACCATTACCATATCCTACCCAGTCATCATCACCAATGAATGTAGAACCCTCGCATTGTATACGTATAATTTCATTTACATCATCAACGGATATATAAGTACCAAGAGAAAAACCAGGATAATCTCCACCCCAGAATAGACCTGTAGATTGACATGCTATATTACCTTGTGAATCCGACATACTAATATATGTATTATTTCCACTTCCTGCTAAATCCCCACATCTGAATACTTTACCACTATCGTCATATGTAAAACTTGTTGATGAATCAAGACCACTCGAACCATCATTAATTTGTATATGATTGTTACTACCTGCTACAGTTAATGTTGAACCACCACCACCTGTTGCTATACCTGCCCAACCTCCACCATTATTTTTAAATTCTATAGTACCACTATTATTTCTAAGACCATATCCACCAGACCCAGCAGTACCACCTGCGTTCAAATATTCAAATTTAGCTATTTGAATATTATCAAACGCTGTTGTACCAGTTAGACAATCATATAAATTAGTTATATGTGTTGGTGTTATTGAATAACCACTCGTTATTCCAGTTTTACTTAAATTGGCCATTAATTATTCTCTCTATCTATTATAACACCTTTAAAATTATCTACAGCTACTTTATCTTTTCTTGTACCAATACAAAGTATATTATACTCACCATCATTTTCAACTTCTATATCAATTTGTGTTTGATTTTCATTAACTTTACCATATCCTCTACCAAAATGTTTTATCGGATTAACCCATACCATACTATTTTCATTTAAAAATCTATAATAATCTGGTAAATCTAAACTATTAGAACCACTAAATAAATTTTCCGACCAGCGATATAAATTATCACCACAAGTAGGCGATTCAACAAACGAATGTTGTAAATAATATTCAGATGCACTTACTGGATTTGGATGTTTAATTTTAAATGTACCAGAACCTTTACTAAGTGCAGTACTAATATTTAATGACCCAGAAACAGAAACAACACCATATGTGATACCTTGAGTACCACCTTCTGAACCAGACGCTGGTATTAATAAAATAGAACCCCCTTGTTCGCCTCCCCCCTCGGTTACGGTTGGTGCCGCTTGGATAATAACATTTCCTGGGTCATCTATTGCAGATTCTCTACCAATTACCAAATCTTGAGTTTCATCTATTGTTACTAAATCGTTAGTCGAAATAACATTTGATTCAACTGAATTTGCAACAATATCATTTGTATTTATGTTACCACCTCGTACTTCTAACCCACTCGCGTCCATATTAATATAGTTATCACCAGTATTATATATTAAAATACCATCTTGTGACGCATGTACTTGTGGTTTATTTGCTGTTAATTTAAAATTATCAAGATACATACGCTTATGAATGCTATACGCTGGGGCCCCAACTACAGACATTGACGATGTTACTTGTATACTAGCCGTTGTCCACGTTGACACAGAAGTTCCACCAGTAAAATCTGTGTCACCATCTTCGGATGGAACTTGTGCCGTATAACTAAACTTCTTCCAATCTCCACCTAAAGAAAAAGTTTGATGTACGCCTGTAGCTCTCTTCCCAATAATACAAGTCCACTCATTTGTACTATCATGACTAAGATAAAGATTTACTTTTGGAGAAAAACCAGGTGCATTTCTCTTACCAAAAAAAGATAAATTTGCCGATTCTCCTGGTTCCATTGGTGTTTTATTACTCGTACCATCAAGTATTGTATCATTTCTTAAATAATGATATACAGTATTTGTTGTAGCCATTTATTTTTACTCCTTATTATACCAAGATAAAATTTCTTGGTCTTTTTTTATATTTTTTACACTTTCAAAAATAAAAATATTATCTTCTTCACTCGTGTAGTAATTTACCATTCTATCTTCAACTTTTCTGCACTATTGTACAATGACGCGTAACCAAATAAAAAGGCTCTAAAACTATGTGGTGGTTTAGGTCTATCATCACCTTTACTTTTTGGCCAATAGTAAGTGTATTTACTATCTACGTTATCAATATCTTTCGATGAAAGTTTGGTGTAATAACACTCTTCTAATATTTCTCCAGTCATTATATCCTTTTTAGCAAAAACTCCATATCCATGTACTTTAGATTTTCTAATTTCTATTTCATTTCTATACAAAATATTTTTCATAATTACGCGCCAATACCACCACCTCCTGCATCAATGTCAAGTCTAAATGTAACTCCATATGAACCTTCATATGTTGATTCTGTAGAGCCCGTTACTTTGGCAAACACGCCCACTCCAGACCAATCTAAAGTCCACCCAGTTGCTGTTCTTGGGTCAGTTCCAGTTCCAGTTTCAAAATCACCATTACTTAATCTATCAAAAAAACTTGCAGACACTACTCCTGGCTCATCTATCATAAAATAACCAAATCTTGCAACATATTGTTTGGTAGAACTATCTTGTATATAAAATGAACCAGATGTTGTAGCTAATCCTATTTCTTGTGAAGCCGATGTTTGTGTAATACCCCCCGTTTCAATGTTCCACCCACCAATATCCCCGGCACTCGATGAAACTGTTCCTGCCATTGTAACATCACCAGTTTTAGATAAATGAAAGTTACTTGAACTTATCTCAATTGTACCACCACTATCTGGTGAACCACTAATAAACTGACCACCAGTACCAGTCTTTCCTTTTCCTAACATAAAACCAGATGAACTCATTATAAGAGTTTCAGTACTATGATTATATTGTATTCTACCCCCGTCTGAGTTACCAAGTAATAAACTACCAAGTCCACTTACATAAAATCCCTTTTGTCTATTAGAAGCACCCACGCCCTCCCAATCTGTAGGAGGCGTACTACCTAATGATATAACACCATTATTACTACTACTGATTATTATATTAGCAGTATTTAAATTAAACGCTTCTGTTTGTATATTAAA